GTTCACAACCTGGTAATAACAAACAAAAAAATCTTAATAGGAAAAGTATCGAAGCCGGTGATCTACAAGAATCAATGATGAGTAATAGCCGCGGTGATATGATTAATGTAAAATTAAAAATCCACGGCGACCCCGATCTCATTAAACAGGATGAAGTATATTATCCGCCAGGATATGGATCTGGTACTAGTATTGTCATGGATGCAGGGGAGATATTCGCTCACTTGTTTTTTAAAACGCCAGAAGATCTTGATCAAGAAGTGGGTTTGTATGAAGGTATATACAATTACGAAGAAAATAATCAGAATAGTTTTAGTGGAAAATATAAAATAATAACGGTTGATAACGTATTCGAGCGTGGTCAATTTGTGCAAATTTTAGATATGATTAGACTATTTGAGCAAGACAATCGTGACAGCAATGAAAATAGTAATAGAGAATCAGAAGGACTAGGTGTTGATCTCGGAGCCTTTAACGAAGCTGTAACCGACCAACCAGGTGAAATATCCGAAGATTTTATTTTTGACGAGTACGGAGAGGGCGGGGAATACATTGAGGTTGGCGGAGAGCTAGTACCCGAAGACACTTTTAGACAAGACGCAGAATCATTTGACGTAAGAAATATAGATTTTTAATATGGCAGCTAATCAAGACTCAAGAGTAAATCGTAGGATACCAGCACATTTTAGAAAGAACACCAACACTTTCAGATATGATCCGGGTCCATATATCGGCGTAGTCAAGGATAACGTAGATCCAACTCGTTCTGGAAGGTTGCGTATTTGGATTCCCGATCATGGTGGTGATGAAAATAATTCAACCAATTGGCGTACAGTATGGTATGCTAGTCCTTATATAGGCACAACCAGTCAAAAAGATGCCGACGATTGGGCATCTGGTGTAAACAGTTTCAGCAAGGTACAACATACCTATGGAATGTGGTATCCTGTGCCTGACCTAGGAAATTTAGTACTTTGTATTTTTGTTGCCGGAGATCCTAATCGAGGGTTTTGGTTCGCAGGAGTTCTTAATCAACTTGGCCATCATATGATACCTGCGATTGGGTCAAGCAACAAAATAGATACAGAAAAACTGGATGATAACGAATTACAAGAAGCCATCGAACCTGGACAGTTTTATCCAGTGGCAGAGTTTAATGAATTTCAAAGTAAAGAAAAATTAAACTGGAAAGATTTTACCAATGCAAAAAAACCCATACACGAACCACAGGTTAGAATATTACTAGAACAAGGTCTCGACAGATATAATCTCACGAAAAATCGTGGTATGATAAAAACCACCAGCCAGAGAGAAACACCAAGCACTACATTTGGGTTTAGTACCCCGGGGCGGCCATATAAGCAGGCGTTCCCAACACCGGACCTAAGTTTAGCGCAGCGTAATATCAAGGCCAGACTGGGGGGTCACACCTTTGTTATGGATGATGGTGACAAAGACAGCACCAGTAATCTTACAAGGTGGCGCAGTGCCGGGGGCCATGAGATTCTCATGGACGATGAAGAAAAAATTCTTTATATAACCAATAGCAGCGGCAGTGTATGGATAGAAATGACCAATACCGGACACTTAAACATTTACGCCAGTAATAGTATAAATGTTAGGACTAAACAAGATTTCAATCTTCATGTTGATAAAAATGTTAATATTGATGTAGGTGGGACGTTTAATCTAAAAGTAAAAAATAATATTAATATTCATGGAGACCGAGAACTTATTACTAGATCTGGGGCCGCTACTACTATATTCGGTGCAGAAATCAAAATAGGGGCAGACGGAACTATAAGCCACTACACACCTTCTGATATAAGTTTGCACAGTGAAGCAGAGATTATCATCCATGGAGAAGAAAAACTTAAATTAAACAGCGGAAAAGGTCCCAAGGTTGCAAAACCGCAGGACCTGCCAGTCAATAAACTCGACGAAACTGAAAAGTTAAAATTAAAATGGGAAGTTAAGAAAGGGCAACTGGTCAGCATTGCGCCAATTGTGCCTACTCATGAACCTTGGACACGCCTCAAAGGAGAAAGCAGTTCATCAAGTAATGCACCACAGAACACTGCATCAAAAGATCAAAACGGTAATTTCATTGGATCGCAGGCCGCTAAACCTTCAACCAGTAAACCTGCAGGACCAATTACTCAAGGCAGTGCCCCAGTGTCGCAACCACCTAATGTTGTAACTGACAGTTCAGGTAATCCAGTAACTGACAGTTCGGGTAATCCAGTCTTGACCACCGGCGCAGCTCAAAGCAATGATCCGGGCATCGTAGCAGCAAATCAACAAGGACTTACAAGAGGTGCTCCCCCGAGTGAACTTAAAAAAGCTACTACACCTAATCCAGAGTCTGGTGTTGGGTCGCTTACTAAAGAGCAAACACGAGCTTTGATGACGCAAATATCTTACAATGAAAGTGATGGAGACTATTCCGCGGTTAATAAACAAACAAAGTACATTGGTAGATATCAAATGGGCGCCGCTGCTCTAGTAGAGACCGGGCATATCAGTAAGGCGGCTTTTGAGCAATATGGAGGTCTTAAAGGTGGAAATAAGGCATTGTCTGATCCTAACGCTTGGACTGGTAAAGATGGGGTTAAAAGTCAAGAAGATTTTTTAAACAATCCTGCTGCTCAAGAAAAAGCCATGCTAGGATATACACAAATTAACTACGACAGAATGGTAAGGAATGGTGCCATTAAAAACACAGATGATCCGTCGATAGTGGGTGGTATGTTACAAACCGCACATCTATTAGGAGCTGGCGGCGCTAACAACTGGCGCAAAACTTCTAGCGGCCAGGATGCTAACAATACCACAGGAGCTACTTATTTTAATCGTGGACGCTATGCCATTGATACCCTTGCAGGTCAAGGATAAGGTTAAATAATAGTTATGCCCACCTATAACGGATTCAGTACCTATAATAGAATACGCAAGTTCAAAATCAGTGATTTTGACTTGGCTAAGCAGGATTTATTCAATCATTTTCATATACGCAAGGGCGAGAAACTAATGAACCCAAATTTTGGAACTATAATTTGGGATGTTATTTTTGAGCCTTTTACGGATTCTGTAAAAGATGCTATAACCGAAGATGTTAAACGCATAGCTGGGTATGATCCACGAATTGGCATACAGAATATCATCATTACCGAATTCACCGACGGAGTGAAAATAGAGCTGGTATTAACCTTCATACCATCTAATCAAGTTGACCGTTTAGTCATGCAATTTGAACGCAATATGAAAGAAAATACTAGATAATATCTATAGTTAATACTACCGATAAATATTAGAACCGAGAACACAATGGCAATAATTTCACGTCAAACTGGATTACTCAGCGCAGAAAACTGGAAGAAGGTATATCAGACCTTCCGTGAGGCTGACTTCACTGCCTACGATTTTGAAACTTTGCGTAAGACCATGATTGACTATGTCAAGCGTAATTACCCGGAAGATTTCAATGACTTCACAGAAAGTTCTGAATTCATTGCCTTAATTGATCTTATAGCTTTCTTTGGTCAGAGTCTGGCATTTAGAGCTGATCTAAATGCTCGCGAAAATTTTATCGATACTGCTGAACGCAGAGATAGTATTCTTAAACTAGCAAGACTGGTAAGTTACAATCCTAAGCGTAATCAAGCTGCCACTGGCTATATCAAAATTGATTCAGTGTCAACCACTGAATTACTTTATGACAGCGACGGTAACGATTTAAGTACATTGGTTGTTAATTGGAATGACACCAGCAACGAAAATTGGTTAGAACAGTTTACAGCTATTTTAAATGCAGCAATGGTCAGTACTCAGAGCGTAGGAAAACCTGGCAATCGTAACACTGTGAACGGTATTCGTACCGAAGAATACGGCATTAATATTACGAAAGATGTGCTACCTGTTTACAGATTTTCCACAAGTGTAGACAATCAAGACATGACTTTTGAAATTGTTAGTCCTACCAGCGCAGGACAAAACTATGTCTACGAAGAAGCCCCAAACCTTGGCAAGATGTTTAATTTCTTATATATGAATGATGGCCTAGGCAACAGCAGCAACAACACCGGGTATTTTTTATATTTTAAACAAGGCGAACTAAAAACTATAGATTTTAGCGTGGACGAAGTAGTAGCAAACAAAGTAGTAAACATAGATACAAACAATATTAACAATAACGATATCTGGCTTTATAGTTTGGACAGTGCTAATCGTACAGACCAACTCTGGACTAATGTTCCAGCAGTTAGTGGCGTGAATGTCATTTATAATAAATCAGATTCTGCAAGAAATTTATATCAAGTTAACAGTCGTACCAATGACCAAATTAGTTTAGTTTTTGGTGACGGAATATTCACAAATTTACCCAGCGGACCTTTTCGACTATATTATAGAACCAGTAATGGATTAACTTATAAAATTACACCCGACGAAATGCAAGGTGTGGAAGTAAGTTTAGACTATATCAGTAGATTTGGTAGAGTTGAAACTATATCCATACGTGCTAGTCTAAGATACACAGTGGCTAATGCCAGCGCAAGAGAATCAGCCGACAGTATAAAACAAAGAGCTCCTCAACAATACTATACACAAAATCGCATGGTCACCGGGGAGGATTACAATATCCTTCCCTACACTAACTATAGCAGTATTCTCAAAGTACAAGCAGTAAATAGAACCAGCTCTGGGTTGAGTCGTTATCTTGATGTACTTGACACAACCGGAAGATACAGCAGTACCAACATTTTTGGTGCCGACGGCGCACTTTACAGAGAATATGTAAAAGATAATATTGCCTTTACATTTAATAATCAATACGACATACAGGCAATTATTGCTAATGTAGTTGAGGCACAAATTCTACGCAGCAAAGAAATGTTGCATCAGTACTATGACATGGTAGAAGCTAAAAAATTGCCCACAGTGTCATTACCTGCGTCGGAAATGATCGAAGGCGAGATCTACGAAATTGAACGACTAGGTACTACCATTTTTACAGAATTTGGTGCTAGTTCAAACATTGTAGGGTTAAAATTTCTAGCTACCAATGTAGGACGCAAAACCAGTATCCATAACGTTACCAATCTTATTGTTGAAAATAATTTAGTATATAATTTTAGCAATATTTTAAGTCCTTATAATCCCACTTTTGATCTTAGAGTAGGAGACATTCTTGTTTTAGATGTAGCCACTCCGGGTTACCCATTATGGATCAAGACTGTTAAAGTCACTGGTTCTGAGTCAGCAGTGAATGGACAGGGTACTATTTACAACAATGGTACTGACAACGGTAGAATAGTTTGGGATACTTCTAATATAGAAACCGGTGATGATGGTATTATAACCTTCTATTATATCAGTCAATACAGCACCAGCATGTCAGGCACTATAAACATTAGAAGTTATGGCAGTGGCACTGTAAGGAAAAATATCACTTGGACAGCCAGTACCTTAGGAGACAGCACCAGCACCGGGTACTTCGATGTTAATAGGAAACCTGTATCGCCCAAGATGACCGCCGAAGGTGCCAAATATGAAAACTTTTTCCTTTGCGAAGCTGGTGCACTGGTTAAATTTGTAGCACCGCCAAATTACTATTTTAACAGTGTTAATAATCTTGTGCCTGGTGTACCAGGCACAGTGGACGACAAACTCGAAATGTATGCGGCCATTATGCACATAAAGGGCGATGGCACCAACAATTATAAAGGGAATTCTAATACCGGTGTTGGGCCTATTGCTCTTAATTTAAAAATACCTCGTGGTGCCATATTAGATTCGGTAATTCCAAAATTTAATAATAGTCTTCCTGATTATGTAAAAACCAGGATGCTACAAAAAATTGGCAATTATTCTAGCTTTGGATTGCGGTATGTTATGGACGTGGTACCAGTTAATAGTAATCCCTTTTATGATTCCAAAAGCAAGGACACAGTAAGTTGGCCTGGTTGGGACGTGATAGAAAATAATTTTGAATATGATCCTTCAGTTATCTGTACATTCTATTATGATGGCAAGGCCGAAAATTACATAATTGAAACCAAACAACTGCGCTATGTATTCTACAGTGAACAGGAAACCAATTTCTTTTATGACCCTAGCCTGCAGGTTTACGATAGTTTTAATAATAGTGTAGTAAGGGATCATATCAAGGTATTAAAAAATAATTCTAAATTAGATGCAAACAATAATCCTACCAGTATAGGTCGAGATTTTGTATGGCAAGTCCATAAGCCGGTTCGCCGTAATGATGGATTTATTGATAACAAAAGCATATATGTAACTTTTGCCGATACCAATGATGATAGTGTGCCCGACAGCCCTTATCTGTTTGAACATATTGTAGAACCTCTTACAAATCCTGAAAACAAATTAGTATTTTTTGAACTAATTGAAAGTAGGTATGATCAGTTTCAGACATGGAGATTGATTAAAAAAGAAAATATTATAACTGCATTTAGAAATATCAAAGATTTACTACCGGTAATTAACAACTATGATGTTGGACAACTGTTTTTTGCTGTAAATACCATGCAGTTTTTTAAAATTGATATCAATGCTAGTAGACAAAAGGTGATAAGTCCGCCATTGAATACCAATCAACCTGGCAAGTATAGTCAATACAAATATGAAACTGGTTTGCAGAACCTATATTTTCAATATAGACATAACAGTCCTAACACCAATAGAGTTGATCCTAACATCAGTAACATTATAGACATCTATGTACTAACGTCAGCTTATAATAGTGCTTATAGAAGATATATTCAAGATGTTACAGGACGTTTACTTGAACCAACTGCTCCTACTAGCACTGAGTTACAGGTTGACTATGCAGGACTAGAAAAGTTTAAAACTATTAGCGACACCATGATATTCCATAGTGCTACCTTTAAACCATTATTTGGGTCAAAGGCAGAATCTGCACTGCAAGCTGTGTTTAAGGTGGTGAAAAATCCTAGCTTAAATATAACTGACACTGATGTAAAAACCAGTGTAATAAATGCAATTAACGAATACTTTGCAGCAGAAAATTGGGATTTTGGTGAAACATTTTATTTTAGCGAACTGGCAGCTTATCTACACAAAGAACTTACTCCTAAGGTGGCCAGTGTGGTAATTGTTCCGCGAGATCCTGATGTTGATTTTGGTGCATTGTATCAAATAAATTGTGAGCCAAATGAAATTATTATTAGTGCAGCTACAGCCAATGATGTAGAAATTATCAGCAGTATCAATGTTAATCAACTCAATCAAAGCCTGTCAAACACTAATAGAACTTTTAGGATCTAACGGATAGACAATGGCAGTTAATCGAAAAACCATTAATTTTCTTCCTGAAATATTCAGGACCGATACCAATAAAAAGTTTTTAGGTAGTACGCTGGATCAGCTGATCAGCGAACCTGAGCTCAAAAAAATTAATGGTTTTGTTGGCCGTAAATTTAGTCCTAGTATAAGGTCCGACGTTGGATTTATTCTAGAAAGTACAAAACAACGTCAAGATTATCAATTTGAACCTAGTGTGGTTATCAAGGACACTCAAGATAATATTGACACGGTTATTTCTTATCCCGACATTGTTGACAAACTTAACTATTACGGTGCTGTTACAACTGATCATAATAGATTATTCAATTCTGAATATTATAATTTTGATCCGCACATAGATCTTGATAAATTTGTAAATTATAGCAATTATCATTGGAACAAGTTGGCGATTACACCAACTATACAAATTAGATCGTTTAAACCAATTCAAACATCTAAGATTGATCTATCGCGAAATGGTAATGTGTACACTAGCAGTGTATCGACAAGTAGTAATCCGCCGTTGTATCTTGCTCGTGGTAAAACATATACACTAAGCGTTACCCACACTGCTGGACAAGGTAATTTATGGTTACAAACTGAGCCATCTATGTCGGGTACGGTAATATATAACACTGATCTGTCAGTAAGGAATATTCTTGGTGTAGCTAACAATGGAGTGTCCACTGGCAATGTAACTATTACAGTGCCTAATCTAAACGCTCAAGAAGATTATCTAGCGTATCCATTTACCACTGTTGATCTAGCAATTACTCAGACATTTACTAGTTCAGATAATTCTGCTTACACCACCGGTTATTATCCCGACAACAAACTAGTTATCTTTATAAATTCTACTACAGTATCATCAAATTGGGTCAACAGAAATGGCGTTACACTAACCACTGACGAACGTTATGGTGTGTGGTTAAGTCGTGTAGTTAACGATGGAACCGCTACTCCTAAGGTACAATATACTTTTGTAAGAAATTTATCCGCTAACACTCGTATTAGAATTGACTCGGGTATTAATCAGGGTGAAGAATATTTACGAACTGCCAACGGCTTTGTTACTGGTACCAGTATTACTGCTCCACTGAATAAAATATATTATCAAAATGATCAAACTGACATTAGAGGTGAAATATTTTTCGTACGTGATGTTCCAGGTATACACGTAATCAATGATATCATTGGGGAATTATCATATACTAGTCCGTCAGGGGTAGAATTTCTTAATGGTATGAAAATTACGTTTGACAGTTATGTTGAACCAGAACAATACAGAGAAGCATCTTTTTATGTAGAAGGTGTAGGAAAAGGAATAAAATTAATTCCTGCAGAAAGTATGGAAGTGGAATTCCAACGTCAAATAGTGGATGGCGACGGTGTAGTTTCTGCTCCAGAAGATTACATTACTATTAATCGGGCCAGCAGAGATTTCAATGGATGGTCGAGAACTAACCGCTGGATTCATAACAGTGTGGTTGAAAGAATCAAACAAGAATACCCTGATTTAGTTACCAGCGACGCTCGTGAAACTATTTTGTTCCCTAAAGCTCGTAGACCGATTATTGAGTTTGAACCAGACCTCCAATTATTTCAACATGGTCGCGGATTCTATACCACAGTAGATCATTTTTTCAGTCAAGATGTATTATTATCAGTTGGCGGAACATTAGTACCCATGGTCGAAGCAGCTACCCAGATAAGAGGTCGTTCATACTATGAATTAAACATCATGTTGCCTGATTATGAAATCATACCGGGTAGCACAGTGATTTTTCAATCTGACGATAATCCCGCTGTTAGAAAGAAAATTTATAGATTTGGCTATCAAGATCAAACAGGTGCTACTACATTTAGGTCCACTGTGGTTGGTAAAGTAACTGGATATGTAGGTTCACCACAATTATTAGGGCTTGACCCAACGGCTGCAACCACATTTGGTACCGACGTTGGTGTCGGTGATAGCATATTTTTAAATAATGGCACATTACTAGGTACTGTTGTTAACATATTAGATGTAAACAATCTGATTTTGGATCGTCCTCTTACTGTGGCAGTTAACGGTTTAAATGATCTTAAAGTAAATTATGGTCTAATAGAGCTGATTGAAATTGACACGGTTAGCCCATATCGGAGTGTATTTGTTACCGGTGGCCCAAACTATAAAGGTATAAATGCCGGTAGCGATTTTTATTTAGATTCTTTTTTTAACATTGACCCAGTTACATCATATGTTGACATTTTTTATGAGTGGCAAAGAGCACAAACCAAAACACAGCCAAATCAAGAGCCATTGTTTGATATTGTTTTAGATAACAATGCAGTGTTCCTTGGATCAACACCAGTTACCATACGCAATGTTTCATTGGGAACTCGTATGTTTGATGTCAATGGTGTAGCATCAACTAACGAAAGTAAAACTTATTCTGAAAGTACTTTTTCAGGTACCAAGATATTTTCCTATGTACATGGTAGCAGCACTCCTGATGAAGTACTAGGATTTCCTTTAAGTTATGGCGTAGCAGCAGGTTTTGTAGGCGATATCAATTTTATTAATAATTACGATACAGATACTTTTACTTACAAAACTTTTATCAATGGCAATCAAACGCTAGTAACCGAAAATATTAATACCGGATTTATACGTAAGAATACTGGATTCGGTGACACCGATTGTATTAAATTAAACGTATGGTCCTCAGTTGGACATAATGAACCTAAACCTCTAGTGGGTACTCGTGTATCAAACACAGTAAACACATCGGCCTCAGCTAAACTTTTAGAAAATGAAATTACTATCATTTATAATGTTTATCTTGGTCGTTACCCGACGCAGACTGAACTAGACACAGCCGTACTGAATAATTTGGTAAATTATATTAACAGTGGAACCTATGCATTAGCTGTGCTAGAAAGTACTATAAAAAATAGTAACGAAGCCAAATCTTACAATCCTTATAATTACGTTCTAGATTTTACTAACCAACTGCAACATCGCAGTCATGTTTATGACGGGTATACAAGTTATTTTGAACTAGGGGTAAAACCTCGCCCAGAATCTTTATTGGCCGACGTAGAACCTAACATCAAAGTTTTTATTAACAACAAGTATGTGACATCTAGAAGCCCTAATGCTACAATTTGGAGCTATCAGACTTTTGGTGCAAGGCATGCCATAGTTGTTGATCCAAGATATCTTGAGCCTGGCGATAGAATAGATATACTTTTTTCGGGTCCTACAGACAGCAGCGCCTATTATCAAATTCCGCAAAACTTAGAATACAACTACGATAATCAAGATGTAACATATTTGACACATGGTCAAATGCGTGGACATTATGAAAGAGTCGCTCAAAATATAAGAGCACTAGTAGGAGACCCATTAGGGAAAAATAATCTTAATAGATTTGATAGTAATAATCGCGGAGGCACTATATTACAACATAGTGCGCCACTGACTTACTGTGCAGCATTCTTAGTTGACGAGCAAGCTAACTTAATGAGCAGTATTGATCATGCTCGTAGAGAATACACAAGATTTAAAAATAAATTATTAGAAATAGTAAGTAATGATCCCAATGCCAGTGTAGATAATATTCCAGCTACACTAGATAGAGCAATACAGACTATTAATAAAGATAAAAATCTTAACGACTTTGGATTCTACTACAGCGACATGTTAGCTCATGGTAAAACTGGCGATCAAATGGTGATTACAGTTTTAAATCCAGCTACCGTTGTTTATGATTTAGTAGGATTAACCAGTGGTGAAGTACGTGCTTATCTAGTATATCATAATACTACACTGCTGTATAACAACGACGACTGTGTGGTTAATGGTAATTTCTTAGAGTTAAAGCCTCATGTAAAGTTAGCAGTAGATGACAAAATTGTAGTAAGAATTTATCGAGACACATCAGGTAGTTACATTCCTGAAACACCTACCAAATTAGGAATGTATCCCAGATACCAACCAGCTAAAATTATTGACGATACACAGGGCATCGGCGGCGGGTATGTAATACAAGGCCATGATGGTAGTTTAACACCAGCATTTAATGACATTCGTGATCATATATTGTTAGAGTTTGAAAAACGAATTTATAACAATATCAAGGTTGAATATAATCCTGAAATTTTTGACATATATAGTATCATCCCTGGGCATTTCAGACAAACTGAATATACTCTTACAGAATACAATCAGGTAGTAAACTCTGAATTTTTAAAGTGGATAGGTTTTAATCATCTCAATTATGCCGCCAATGACGAATATGATAAAGATAACTCGTTAACTTTTAATTATAGTCGTTGTAAAAATGAACAAGGGGCTACCCTACCAGGACACTGGCGAGGCATCTTTAAACTATACTATGACACCGATCGTCCTCATACACACCCATGGGAGATGTTAGGACATACGATTAAACCACAATGGTGGGATTCTAAATATAGTTGGACTGAACCTGCTAAACGTGCAGCTCTCATAAACAGTATATCTAGAGGCATAGTTAAAGATCCTAGTACTAATTCAATGCCGGTCCCTTGGTTCCGTAGACCAGGATTTGAAAAATTAGTTCCAGTAGATCTAAGTGGCAATATTATCAGTCCTAACGATCTAATGGTGGCAGAATTTGATTCTACTGCTTTTGGTAGAAATTTTGTAATAGGCGATCACGGTCCTGCTGAAACTGCATGGCGTCGTAGCAGTGAATTTGCTTATTCTTTAGTACGTGCAATGGCACTGTTGAAGCCGGCTAGATTTTTTGCACAAAACATTGATCATTATCGTTACAGTCGATTCGCCATTGGCGATGTTACTCAATATGCCTACGCAGAGACCAGACGACGTCCAGCCATGCGCGAGTTTAAAATCAATGGTGAAGTAGACGGCGACACTATTATAACCGCAGTTGGATATTTAAATTGGATACATGCTTATCTGGTTAACCTTGGGGTAGATCCAATTAAAAAGTTAAGAAACATATTGGATCGTACACAAGTTAATTTAGTTCACAAGCTAGGTGGATTCAGCGACAAGAAATATCTCAACGTGTTTGCCGAGCAATTCGCTCCCAGCAGTGCTGCCGAATCTGTACTGATTCCAGACGAAAACTTTAGCATACATTTAAACAAAAGTGTTCCAGTGGACCGTGCTGTGTACAGTGCAGTGATCATTGAGCGCAGTGGCGATGGCTTTACTGTAACAGGTTACGATCAGCGTTATCCATACTTTACTATTATTCCTAGTGAAATAGCAGGAAAAAGTTATACCATAGAAGCATTAGATAAACGTGCTACGGTGTTTACAGAATTCAGACCTGAGAAGATTATAATTCCTTATGGCTACGAGTTCAGCAGTTATCAGCAAGTAGTTGATTTCCTAGTAGGATATCAACGTTACTTGGTTGCACAAGGATTTGTGTTTGATATCTATGATAAAATATTAGCAGTTGCACGTGATTGGATACTAAGTGCTAGAGAATTTTTAACTTGGTGTGCACAAGGCTGGAAAACTGGAAATATTCTTATATTAAGTCCGGTTATAGATCGTGTAAACATTCAAGTAAACGAAAACTATGTCGATGAAATAACCAATCAGCTTTATCAAAGTAGACTGTTGGGAGCCAATTTTAACAGCATTAGACCAAGTGACTTTACTGTGTTACGCGATGGTCAACGTACTACTATTTCAACTGTAAGCGGTCAAACTATTGCATTGGTAGATGTTAATTTTGTAGAGTTTGAACATGTGTTAGTTTTTGATAATAAAACCATGTTTGAGGATACTATTTACAATCCTGTGTTAGGCAATAGACAGTATAAAATGCGTCTGACAGGTAGTAAAACTGACAACTGGGACGGTACATTGACACCGCCAGGGTTTGTCTACACTTCTGCTGCCGCTGATATGTGGGTGGCTAACAAAATCTACAACAAGGGCGACATCGTAACTTACAAAGATAAACTTTACAGTGCAATTCAAAAAATTGATCCCGCAGAAATTTTCAATTTAAATTACTGGAAAGAATTAGATACTATTGTAGAGTCTGGTATTGTTCCTAACTTTGCACAATTGGCATCTAGAGGCAAAGACATTTACGACGTTGATGCTTTGCCATTGGATGAAGAATTTATCAAGTTCAGTAACAGCTTGATAGGGTATCGTAGCAGAAGTAACTTAACTGACCTCGGACTTAATGAAACCAGTCAAATTAAATTTTATCAAGGTTATATCAAAGACAAAGGAACATATAATGCCATCGACGGCCTAGCCAGAGGCAACTTTGATAATATAGACAATGACATCGAGATCTACGAAGAATGGGGAGCTAGAATAGGTGTGTTTGGGGGCATTGATGCCAATCCAGAAATTACATTCCCAATGACTGAATCGGTCATCAAACGTAATCCATTGATTTTTGAATTCTTAGGTTTTGGTAACAAACCTGATTACGAAGAAATTACTGCAATTTATCCTAATCAGCTTTATACAAGACCTTACGATTATGACAATAAGATTTTCTTAAATCGCAATGAACAAAATATAAATGCTGCTGAAGATAAAAATCGTCTAGTAAAGATTGAAATTTTTGGCGACGGTATCATGTGCGGTCAGAAACCCAGTGACCTTGTAGCATATACAATTAGTGCAGTGGAAGATTTCAGCTATAGTGTGGAAATTGTAGGCGAAAGTTCCTACATGATGCGTACCAAAAACGAAGATAATGCGCTGGTTTTTGATCCAACCACAATAGGTAGCAAACTGACTTTTGATATTGGATCCTTACTAAATGCTGAAGAAGTAGAATATGAAATTATTTCTGCTGATGGTAGTGAAAGTCAATTAAGTATTAGCTCATTGGTTGACACAGAAATTGATACATTAGTTACCGGTCAACCGTTTAAGATTGTAATCACATCGGTATTACCAGTTGAACAATTATCAATTGATATAGAGATACCGCAGCCCACTGATGCACTTATGACCAATGCAGTTTACTCAAGACTGGTCAAAGATATTGCAGCGGCAATTAACAATGCTGAAAAACGTGTGCTAAAATTCTCGGTTACCGGTATAGATAATACAGAAACATTATTTTACTCAATTGAGGATGCCGGCGATCCTGATGATCCGTTAAGTGCAACCTTTGTTGACTATGGTACCGCCTGTGTACCCTATCCAACAGAATTGTATAATAGTGACGGTTTGCCTACCAACAGTTTGAGTAAACTCAATTTACAAATTAATAGGGTAGATGAACCACCATCTGATTTAATTTATCAAGCGTTGAATCAAGATGTTAACATGGCTATCACCACTCGTTCAGTGGGGGGCTCGTCATCATTTGACATATTGTTTGGGGACGGTGCAAATGGACGCTGGCCTGACAGTATAGATGCAGACATAGTGATTCTTAATCATGGTTTATATGATGCTAGAAACAATACAGACATCACTAATTATAAACAAAATCTCACTCAACTAAGACTCAGCTTACCACGCAAAATTAAAATAATCTGGGTCTTGCCTACTGCTACTAACAACGATCTAACCAATGAAAATTCTGTGCCAGATCCTAGAGTAGAATGGAATAGACAAAATCGTTTACAGTTGTACATTAATGCCATGCGCGAAGTAGCTATCGCCAATGGTGATTATATAGCTGATACAACTAAATTAATGAATTGGAACAAATACTTAAATATTGATCCAATTTTCCCAGATCAAGACGGTTACCGTGCACTTGTTGAAGAAGTGCTAGCACCAACAATTAAAAATGTTATTAGAGACAAAAACCTGTCCACACAAATAACCTATGAAGATGATGTGATATCGGCAGGGTATGTGTTAGAAAACGAAGTTAATGAAATAGTTTTTGATGCAACTAAATTCACTATTAACCCAGCTGACGAAGACAAATATACCACTGGCTACAAGATTTGGTTCGCTAAAGATTTCAATGAAGAATGGCAAGTTTACAGACTGTTTCTTAACATCGGTAGAATCACTGGTATCGAACCTGATCTAAGCGACAGATACAGTTTTGTTTTTGATCATAACCATAGCCTTAATGTCGACGACTTAATTTTTGTAAAATATACAAATGATTTATTTAATGGCATTCATAGGATTATTGCAGTAACTGATCGCACAGTGATTGTACAAGGGACCGCTGAAACTACTAGATTCCTTCAGTTTAACACTAGAGAATTCGCTGGGGCATACCTTGATTTTCAACCATTGAGATTTGAAACTCATGATGAACTCAGAGATGCTAAACCTAAGCATGGATGGTTAAATAACGACCTTGTGTTCTTAGATGATAATGGTCTAGGCCACTGGGAAGTTTTACGTCCAACCATTGTCAGCTATGCAAATACCGAATCGGTTATTAATACCGTAAGCTATGATTCACAATATCAAATTCTAGCAATGGAATGTGGTAATCAAGAAACTGATCAAATTGATGTATTCACTGTTGCTGACATAAGAGATGAAGTTAAGTTTTCAGTTACCAGTGTCAATGACGAAGAAGATCTTTATTGGACCATTGAAGAAGTTGATGATGAGGAAGAAGTAGAAATACAAATAGATAAGTTTTTCTATTTGTACCTTAATAGAAAACCTACCACAGACGAATTAGCTTATTATAAAAATGTGGTACTTGATAATAAAACAGTTACCATTGAGGATCTCGAAGAAACTATTAAAAATAGCACTGAAGCCAAATTGCTAGGTGCTCGTGCTAACTTTAACTTAGGTAATGTAGCCACAGTGACTTCTGAAGTAAAAGTTACAGTGGTCCCAAGGTATCGTTTTCATCGTGTTAGAAAACAAACTAAAATTGTTGACATCGACAGTGCCAACAATTTCTACATCTTCAGTCACAAACAAAAAAGAATTTTGACCAGACTGGATCTCTATGACCCGGCTAAAGGACGTATACTAGGTACAGCACTACAAGATTTGGATTATACGATCAGTGCTGACCCAGCCATGTACAACAAATATAGTCCAGAGAATATCGAAATTGGTTTTGACGATCATAGTTTCTGGGGCCCAGAAAAACTAGGCGTATATTGGTGGAATCTAGACAATTGTAGATTCGTTAACTATGAACATGGAGATTTAATATATCGTTCAAATAATTGGGGGCGTCTGTTCCCAGGAAGCCAGGTCGAAGTATACGAATGGATAGAAAGTGATAATATACCCAGTGTACATGTACGTTTAGGCCTAGACGGAGTACCTTTATACCCAGATGATTCAGCTTACTGCGAAAAGGTTGTAATCGATCTCAGCAGTTCAGGTTTCAAAAGTAAATATTACTTCTGGGTTCGTAGCAGCAGTTTAAAGCGTAATAAAAATAAGCGTCATAGCACCGCTGGGCTTGAAGAAGTTATCAGAAACCCAATCGCGCAAAATATTCCATTCTTAGTAGCACTAAAAGATAATGCTGTAGCTTTATACAATGTAGGACAGTTTCTCAATGGTTCCGATTCAGTAGTCTATATCAGCAGTAAACGGAAAATCACCGAGAACATTGTACACAGCAATTTTGCTTTGGTACAAGAAGGTAATCCTAAGAGTGCTTTACCTGCTTATCTAGAAGAAAAGATAATAGACAGTTTAGCCGCTGTTGATCGTTATGAAAACGCAGTGCCGGATCCTACACTGCCTACCATGCGTCGTTATGGTATCGAGGCATTTCCGCGTCAAAGTGTGATTATTAATCAATTAAAAGCAAGAGAAAACATTGTAAAATATGTAAATTCTGTGCTACTACGTTATCCTTTGGCCAATAGAATTTACAATTTGATCAGCAGCGATGCAGATAATTTTTATGCCAAACAAGTTCCTAAGAAAAATTGGTATGACGTTTCAGTTTCTTCTTTTGAAGATTTAAGCACCATAGTTCCAAGTAACGGCACCAGAGTGTATGTATTCTACGATCGAACCTTGGGCGGATATTGGTCTATATATGAAACACGATTGATTATTAAAGGTCAAGTATCACCTAGTATTCCCGATTATAATTTTAGTGACAGATATGCCTTTATTAAGTCAGTGTCTCGAGGTACCAGTCCTACTGTTTATGATTATTATGGATATGTGCTGTTACGTAGACAAAGTTATGAAGTAGCCAAATTTTGGGATTTTGTACAATGGTACGCACCAGGGATAACCAATGATACTGTGCCTAATTATGTGCTAAACACTTCTGCTGATTTGTTAAAACACGAGTTCAAACCTGGCGATATTGTTAAAATTTTAAACACAGAGTCTTATTTTGATAGTACAGTGAACTTTTTATTTGACATTGAAATAACACCGGGTAACACTGAACTTTACAGATATAATCTGAGCGAAGGTAAGCTAGTACCCGAGCTTATTGCTTTAAATTTTGGTACTATTCAACTGTCTGACGAATTTTATAAACCATTGGGTTTCGATTCAGAAAAATTCGACAGCCGCGGGTTTGATTATGACGTTAACAGAGAATTCAGATATGTACTAGAAGGTCTTAAGCAAAATGTCTTTGTTGACGATTTAGCAATAGAGTGGAACAAAGTACTGTACTATACAATTGATCTAATACTAGGTGAGCAAAAATACATTGATTGGTTCTTTAAGACTAGTTTTATTGCAGTAAATCATCATGTCAATGGACTGAAGCAGGTTCCTGGATATGTGCAGGACAGACAGAAAAACTTTGCTGAATATATCAACGAAGTTAAACCTTATAGAACTAAAATACGTGAATACAAACTTTCACACAAAGACATGGATCCTTTACAGCTTGGTGTAACCGACTTTGATGTACCAGCAGTTTGGGTACCTAAGTTGAGAGATTTTAGAACACCAACTGGCGAAGAGCCTATTGATCAAACCTTACTGACACAGCCAATATACCAAGATTGGATTAATAATCATAGTTATCATGTAGACAAAATTGAAATAGCCAATGGCGGATATAACTACTTTAACAAGACCGATTCGGAATCTTCTGCTCCGATAGTTTTATTACGCAGACAAGACAACCAAACTGGTAATGCAGCCATTGTTAACACAGTGATCCATCCTTTATATAAGTTTGGTATCATACAAGCTGAGGTTGTAAACCCAGGCGAAAACTATCTAACAGCTCCAAAATTAGAAATATTTGGGCGTGGCGGAAATAAATTCATTGATAACACAGTTTTTAGATTCCGAGTAGTTTCTAAAGGAGGAAGCGATACTAACACAGGTCCCGGTGTAGGGCTTTATCGTATAAGTGAAACTGGTAGCGCCACTGCTATTTGGTCCGGCACCAGCAATGGTTATATACTACATAAGATACGCAGGACCGATGGTGTTCTAGTTTCAACTCAACAGTATTCTTTAGAAACAGATGCCATTCAAGCCGAGTTATTAGCATTTAGCATGGCCAGTACAAATTCTGACCATATCATAGTATTGCATACTCGTGGAGATCCTAAATTAAATCGTTTGAGTGCTCAATTAACAAATCAGATTACTCGCTGTGGGGGCACCAGTGGAACATTTACCACAAATGAATTTAAGACCAATAGTTCATATATCTTGGTTGGTATTCCTGAATGCGGTGAATCCAATGGTATTGAAAACTACTCGGGCTTTACTGATAATAGCACCGATGCTTATTGTTCAATTTCCTTTGATTTGTACCGTTCACGTTTAATACCTATTGCTGCTGTGCCAAAATTTTATAGTATTGGAGTTCAGTTTGCTTTCCCATCTAACCCAGCGAATGGTGAATATTTTGAGTATGGAAATAAAGCCTGGATTTACAACGGAGTAGGTTGGGACGTTGCTAAATCTCCAATGGGTCTTTTGCCCACCGAAACAGAAACACAAGCTGCGGTACTGGTACCTATAATAGAAAATAGAACCGTAAGAAAACTCAAGTTAACCATTAAGTTTGATCGTGTTGGATACACCAGCGTGGTTAAAGAATGGCAACCTAATACCGGCTACGAGTTCAACACACTGTTAAGTTATCAAGGGCGCGGTTATGTGGTGAATTACTACATGGACCCAGGCGATCAATTTAACTTTGGCGCTGTTACAGAAATCACCGATCAAGCGTTTTACACTAATGCCAATGATAGAATCATGTCTTTCTATGTTAACAAGCCTGGTAACAATGATATTCCTAAATCATTGGTTAAATTAGTTCCAGGCTTGGCCGCGGTAGGTACCTATGTATCTAGTACTATTGTAGATCCCGATACTATATTAATAGGTGACACGTTTGGATCTAATGTGGGTATCAGTGCAGGAAATATTCGCGTAACAGGTGGAAGTTTTGTTGATGAATTGCTAACGAGATCTCCCGAAGAACTTGTTCCAGGTCGAGTGTTTGACACGCTAACCATTAAGGTACACACCAGTGCCACAGATGGTTTCAGAATGTTTAAAGATTTTGCTAATGTAATCACTGGCACAGCTTTTAGTGCTGCTACAACCACTACATTTACTTCACCTGTATTATTGTTTACCACAAACATATCAGTGGCCGATGGATCCAAATTAACGGCGCCTACAGTGGTGACCTCTGGTGGTGCCACTGTAAACGTAATTCCGGGTGTGATACAGGTTAATGGTGAACGCATAGCATACTTTAGCAAAACAGGAAATACACTAGAACAGATTAGACGTGGTTACGATGGTACCAGTGTAGCTACAGTACATCCAGCTGGATCAACTGTCGAAGATGTAAGTACAGCTAGAGCTAGTTCCTTATATAACACTGATTATACGATACCAGTACCACCGGCAACGGCCGGCGAAATTGAATTTACAGCACCAGGGTCATATTCATGGACTGTACCTGCTAATGTAAGTTCTATCAGTGTAGTTGGTATCGGTGGTGGTGGTGCTGGCGCAGTAGGAGCATCTGTTAACGGTGGCGGTGGCGGCGGAGCATTGGCTTGGATCAATGGTATTGCAGTTACTAGAAACCAAGTATTCACAGTAATTGTGGGCGAAGGTGGTAGAGCACCCGGAGCCAGTGGCACAGCCACACAGCTAATTAAATCACTTACATTGATTTTCTCTGCCAATGGTGGCGCTGGTGGTAAATCCACTGGTGGTGCTGGTGGTACATTTGCAGTTTCTAACGCCCATGGCTCAGCCGGGGGCGGTGTTGGTGGTGCTGGTGGAGCGTCTTATCCATTGGCTGGTGCAGGAGGTGGTGGTGCTGGTGGCTACACTGGTGCAGGTGGACAAGGTGGACAAGGTGGTGGAACAATACCAGGTCATTTAGGAACCACTGGTATTGCTCAAGCTGGCACATCTGGCATAGGTGGTGCAGGAGGTGGCGGTGCAGGCGGAAATAGAAATACTGAGGTAGCACAAGGCGGCGGAGGTGGCGGGGTTGGGATTTTTGGCTCAGGGACCAATGGTAACGGCGGCGCAGCAGTTACCGGCAATGATACCGGCGGCCCCGGTGGTGCAGCAGGAAGTTCAGGTATCAGCGGATCAAGTGGAACAGCTGGTGCAGCTGGATCATACGGCGGAGCCGGAGGACGTTTTGGTGCAGGCGGTGCAGGTGCAGCTCTAAACAATGGCGATGAAACCATGGGTTACGGCGGCGACGGTGCCATTAGAATTATTTGGGGAACCGGAAGATCATTCCCAAGTACCAGTGTGGCTCCGTTGTATACCACTACTAGTACATCAACTACATCAACAACTACCAAGTTTATTGCTACGCCAACTACCATAGTGTTTACACCAGGGTTCTATTATGAAGGAACTACTGCGGCCAGTTATGTTGGTAACTGGTCTAAGAGCTCAAACTATAATATGACCAATGTAACAGGTTTTGGTGCTATAAACATGCATGGCCCTGATCCTGGATCTTATGTGTTAACTATAAATGATTTACCCGTACACACTGAATTTCGTTTTAGTTTCTTCATGCATTTTGTAGATAGTCTAGATAGTGAAGTAAGTGTTGTAACACTGAATAATACTGTATACGCTCGCGTTGCCAAGAATCTTGGTAGTGCACCGGTGTTTACTGCCAACTTGTTTGCTACAGCTGATTTTACAAGAACAAACTATAGCTATGCTCCATACGGTAACAACGAAACTGTAAATGGATATACTAGATTTGATACTGGTTGGGTGGGGCACACAGCCAACGTATTTGTAGCCAATGTTCATTTAGGTCATGACGAATCACAGTTTAACGAAGCAATATATTTCAGTCATGTAAAACTTGAATTACGTGGAGGCGTAACTACAGCAGCACCTGATTTACCGGTACCTCCACAATCATTTACCATCGCTAACTTAACAGTACCTTCAGGTTATGCACTTGAATCTAATACGTACACAGCTAATACCACAATTACAGTACCATTGGGAGTTAGTTCTATTCAGGTAACGGCACGTGGTGCCGATGGCGTAAGATCTAATCCAACTTGGGTAAATGGTTGGGAAACAGGAGAGCCGGGTTATGGGCCTGTGTTCACCACGGTTACTAGCTCGGCTGCCATTGGACTAATAAGTCCTAATTTAGAAAGTGCAGCACAGACGCAATACGATTTAATTCCAGGCAGTAGGACCATTGATGGAAGTAATGTGTCTATTACTCATTACACTTATGATAATGATCAGTTGGTTACCACTACCTATACTTCAAGAATTAGATTGAAAGTTGGCGGAATCAAAACTAAATCAGGCAATGGTTGGAACAATAAGTTCACTACGCCTGTTACTGAAACCAAGATTTATGCCATTGAGCCTACTTATTATGAAGAATATCTAGGCGGTACCAATGGCGCCGACTTAACATTTAGTAACTATGTTTTCCCTGGTGGAATCAAAGGCAATCCAGCACCAGTAATAAGAAGAAATATTCCAGTGGTGACTGGTATTACTTATAACATAACTGTTCCATCTGGGGCAGCAATTAATGTTCAATATTTACGCCCATTGGTATACACAGTTGCAGATCCATATCCGCTTAGAGCAAAAGTTTACAGAACCCCGGGAACATATTCATGGACCTGCCCAGCTGGCATTACCAAGATTAATATAATTTGTATTGGTGCTGGTGGTGGTGGCGGTTATGGAGCCAATGGTGGTTCCGGCGGCGGCGGGGGCGGGGTAGGTTGGAAAAATCAATTCACTGTGGTGCCTGGCAATGTTTACACTGTAGCAGTAGGGGCCGGCGGGGAAGCTCCTTATGCATCAGCAGGTCAAAACGGTGGTGACAGTTACTTTAACAATAATTCTACTGTGTGCGGGTTTGGCGGACGCGGTGGGGATCAAACGGTTAAAGGCAGTCAGGGTGGCATGTATACCGGTGACAACGGCGGTGTAGGTGGTGCCGGTGGTCTAAATGGTGGCGGAGGCGGTGGAGCAGCCAGCTGGGTATCCAATGGTGCAGCCGGCGGAATAACCAACACCGATGGTGCCGACGGGCTAAATGGTGCAGGTGGCGGCGGCGCAGGCTATAATCCAACCACTGAATATGGTGGTGGTGGAGGAGGCGGTGTTGGATTAGTTTACAGCACCATTGGCGGCGAAAGTGGAACAGTAGGTACATTAGAAAGTCGTCAGGGACTTGGCAACGGTGGCGGCGGTCAAAATGGTAATGGTTATTACCTTGGTGGTGCACAAGGAGGACTATATGGTGGCGGAGGCGGTGGCGGATCACTGGGCTCAGGTTTAAGTCCATTTGGTGGTCGCGGCGGCAGCGGAGCGGTTATCATATTATATGGTTTAAATGTACAAAACAAAAATGCATTGTTCCCTAATATAACCAGCTATTACGAAGAATGATCAACTTTTTTTGCAGGATTTTAGCATGATAAATACTGATAATACCAAAAATATTGAGCCTGAAGATCAAGAACCCCAAGAAGATACCGCGCCTGATGAAAATGGCGGATTGTATGTACAAGGTTTTTTTAAAATACACGATCCAGAAACAGGTGAAATTATTACTCAAGGTCGCGCCTAATTATGAAACATGATGCAGAAATTAAAGTAACAGGACATGTAAAAATTTTTGACCCAGAAAGTCAACAAGTTTTTGTTGATCAACATAATGCTATTCACTTTGAAAACATCAGCGAAAGCCTGGCAGCTAGTCTAGCTGGTAACAGACGCTTTATAAGAGAAATGCATTTTGGTCGAGGTGGGACCAGCATCAATAATACCGGTGTTATTGCCTATTTGCCACCTAACACCAATACGCAGAACTCAGGTTTATACAATTATACCTTTCATAAATCAGTAGATGTAGGTGATACTGTACAAAATTTAGATCCTGCAAGAAACAAAATGGAAGTTAGACATGTGCCAGGCACAGTTTATTCAGATGTACTTATAACCTGCTTGTTGGATTATGGTGAACCACAAGGACAATTTGCTTTTGATAATGCCAATACATTAGATAGTCAGTTTGTGTTTGATGAGCTTGGGGTACGAGCCTGGGATCTGGGTGGAGCACCTGGAGTAGGCAAGTTGTTGACCCATGTAATTTTTCACCCTGTTCAAAAATCATTGAATAGACTGATACAAATTGATTATACCATTCGAATACAGAGCCTAACTAACCTTACAGGACTGTACTAAGCGGAGAGTTAGATGCCTTATCACATTAATTTAAGCAACGGCGATAGACTAGTTACAATTGAAGAAGGAACAGCAGATGTAGTTACTACCAGTTTAACACTAATTGGTAAAAACTACGCTGGCTATGGTGAAAGTCTTAACGAAAATCTTGTTCACCTATTAGAAAATTTTTCAAATCAGACTAGTCCACCCAGTCCAATTAAAGGACAATTATGGTACGATGGTGTAGATCAAGTTCTAAAAGTTTATAACGGCGAAGAGTTTGTTAACAGTGGAGCCGGAGTTGAACTTAATACCAGCAGTCTGAATGTTCATTACAATGTGTTTGTACAAAAGGACAGCGGAGCTCCACCATTTAGAGTAGCTGGTGTAAAGGGTATGAGTGTTACACCAGTAACTGGAAACCATGCTATTGGGCGTAGCACGCCGGCTGCTGGCAAATTAGAAGTTAATAATGCTAAAACCACTTTAAGAATCTTTAATAACTTTCCGCAGGTGTCTGGTAATGGACAGGAAGTTGGTCTGCACATACACGGCGACGATGATCTCAATGGGCGCAGTACTAGAATTGTAGTAGATGCTTATGGCGACAGGCCTGCTTATGATTCAATTGGAATTGCTAGCACCATTAATTTTAGAAGAGCTCGTGGTACTTCTAACAGTATGTTAGCACTTAAATCCAATGATGCCATTGGGGCATTAGCTGCACATGGTTTTGATGGTTCGGTAATTAGTAACTATCAAGGATACCTTGTTTTTAGATGTGATGGGGATTGGTCTCCCACAGTTAAGCCAACAAGATTAGAACTTTATTTGACTCCATTGGATTCGCAGACCAATCGTAAGGTATTAACAGTGTTAGGCAATGGCGATGTTAAGGCCGAAGGCGATGTTATAGCCTTTACCAGTAGTGATGCTAGACTAAAAACTAACATTAAACCCATAGAAGATCCATTAACCAAAATAAAACAGATTTCTGGAGTTACATTTAACTGGAACTCTGAAGATTTATACAAAGATCCGTTGATCAACGAAGTAGGTTTGTTGGCGCAACAAGTTCAAACAATCCAGCCTGAGGCTGTTATTGAACGTGAAACTGGATACCTAGCAGTTAATTATGAAAAAATGGTACCTTTATTGGTAGAATCAATAAAGGCCCTAGAACAGAAAGTAGCCGAATTAGAAAGCAGAACCTAAGATGACTTTACCGTCGTGGACTCCTTATCCTGGGTATACTAAATTATCACTTAAGCAAATCCAGGATGAGTTTGGTTGTACAATAATTGTCCCTACTCCTGAGATAGAGATAGAACGACCGCCACTTACTTTACCAAGTTATCCGCCTTTGCCTGTAAGCATAGGGTCAGTTGCAATTACCCCTAGTTCATTTGACGAAACTACAAATAAAGTAGGAACAGTGACCTATACCATTGTCAACAGACGCGGGCTAACACTGTATGCATTTATACATCATATTACCACAAATGCTGATGATTTTGTAGGCGCCACTAAATGGACTATAACTGCTGACAGTGGTAGTTTTACATTTACAATTAAAACTGATGCAATTACTGAACTCAGTACTGAGCGTTTCCAGATTGTTATCAGTATCGATGAAACCTATGACGGTGGTTTTTACGTTTCAAACGAATTAAACATACTAGATACCAGTACCTATCCTAGGTATAATCCAAGAATTTTACCTGTTAGTGATGCCACTGGATCTTACATTACAACCACTAATACTGCTATTACTATAAATGTTGCTGATGCAGCACCAAATTCTACGTTCACAGCTAAAAAAACTTTTCGAGCATTTGATAATTTTCCAGTTGCAGCCCCTTGGACGCCTAATCCATATTTGATAAGTACCCCACAGACCATTGCAGCCAATGGAACATGGACAGATGCTAGCTATATCTATCCTGTGCCTGGCACATATGAATACGAATTTAATTTTGATAATTATGCTCCGGCATTGTTAGAGAATGGCCCTAATAGGTTTTACAAAGTAACTGTTAATTTAACATTAGGAGACTGGAAATTATATCCTGATTCCACAGTTAAAATTGGTGGTTTTGGAAATTTTACATTTAAATACGAAGCCCCAGAAAAAACTGATCTTAAAGAACTAAGTTGGTTTGTTGTTAACCCCGGAACAACCACTAATTATGCTGGATTAGGCATTAGTCCATTAACCCGCGGTGCAGCATTTAATATTAAACGACAAAATGAAGTCAACAGGATTGGTGAATTTACAATTACTACCAGCATTGTATCTACTAATCAAGAATTTGAAGTTGTATTGTTTTCTGGCGAGCTAAATCAATCTACAAAATTAATTCAAAGTGTAAAGTGTACGGTACAGGTCAAGCCTATAATACCAAACTTAATTGTTACGCCCTCAACACAGACTAAATTCTATAAAGAAACAAATAATTTTACAGTGTCCGGCAGTCCTGATGAAGTTGTTGAATTTGTTTATGTTAATGAAAATCTAACCAAAGCAGACTATTTACACTATTTTGACTACAACTATGATGTAGAACATGCGTACACCACTAACAAGTTCGGAGATGCCAGTGGGAAATCCAGACTTGAATATGCCAATTATCATTACAACAACAATGGTAAAGCAGAAGGTAGGAAAAGCAATCAGGAATTAAAAGACCTTGAAGCTGCAATAACAAAATCTACGGTAACATTATTAGCATCACAATCAACTGTGGCTAATAGAGGTAATGCAGTGGTCAATTTCGCTACCGTCAGCTATGCAAATAATTTATTACCAAGGCAAACTAAGTACAAATTTTCGTTTGTTGGAAACAAAGCAGAAAATACACAAATTACACCTATATATGCAGATTTTTTAATAACCAATGAATTAAGATTATTTGTAAGTGGTCCACAAACGGTGTCCTTTGGGTCTCAAATCAAGGTCACCATATATACCGTTGGCAAAAGAAAAATTACATGGACCGGAGCTACCACCGGTGAGGCCTTTAGCGACGACGCCGGGTACTTGCTAGTAGATATCGCAGTCGGTGCTACACTTCAAACAAATACAGTGCTAAATTGGAAGTTCAATGCTGTTGGTGTTACCAAGGATGTGGATGTTCCTTATAACTGTACAATTTTAGAAACTAGTCTCTTAGTGGTTGATAAAACCGCACCAAAAGCTGAATGGCAAAATCAATTATTCACTAATTCCGCTGATAACAAAACTTATAACATCAAAGTTATTTTAGGAGCCGGAAACAAGATTAGTAATCGAAATATTGTATGGGTAGTTAGAGCTGACAAAGATAACGTGCCTGCTTCGGTAAAAACCAATGGCGGAGCTGCCCAATCTATAACTTTTAATAGCAGTAGAGAATGGCCCATGCCATATGAACTTGGCGCTGTTAAGGCACCTGGCACAGATAAATTAGAAATTACCAGTCCTACGTCTACAACAACGTTAACCATAAACATAACTTATCAGGCGATCAACGAATCATATGTGTATGGTCTTACCGGCGGCACTATCGATGCCAGTACCAAAGAAATACCGGTAGGCTCAGAAGTTACTTTCAGACTAACCGGCGGATTTCCTTTATCTCAGGTTAGTACAAATTGGAAACATACCCCCGCCGCTGGTGCTGTACAAGTTAGTCAAGTGGCTAACTCGGATCCAAATCAAGGAACTGTGAATTTAAATTCTTCTGGTGGGTGGAATACAACCAATAGTGAAGTAAAAATAACCTATGTACAGCCTGGAACCTATACATATTCTTCTGGTTTCGCTGCCACTGGCAATAATATTAGTTTGATCATTAATGTTAAAAAAGTTTATACTTTTACCGTGGTGCTAGAAAAAAATAATAACACCATGGCAGATTACATGAATCACGAAACCATGTATGCCAAAATAACAGGCAACCCAGGGGAAACAATAAGAATTAGTGCTCCAATGTATACCCCTTTCATAGCTTCATTTGGATGTGCCTTAATTAATATACCCAACAGTCAAACTGGACAGCCTACTACTTTTAGAGGTGTCAAGGGAACACATATGTTTGTTGAAGGCATGGATAGACGCACTTTAACACAGGCGTATCCAGCGCAACCAATGACCGCGGCAGAGTCGAATGCTTACTATCTTGCATATTATCCCGACGTGGCCAACAATGCTGACTGGAAAACAAAACCGCGTGAGCATTACGATACTTATGGGTATAATGAAGGTAGAATGTGGCCTTCTAACAATGGTTTTCCAGCAAGAACTGTGGTATTAGATGCCAATGGTGAAGGACGTATTAATCTAAATGGGGATTTTAACAGAAATATTTTTGTAAGTTCCAGTCACTTTGACCGGACCCAAAATCCTGCCACAAGTTTTGTGGTAGTAGGTGGTGTACCACAAACCACCGGCGGGCGCGGGCATACTATGTTTGTTTATGACCCTAATACCCTAGCATTAAAAAGTAAAAGAAATTATGACACTTATGCTGATCCCTTTTTGTGTAATTCACTTGCAGCCGATTTAAGGGCTGTGGCCACTGGTGATCTTGTAATCATTAACAGTTTTGATGCTATTGCTATCCAATGGGAGTTAAACAGAGCTATAGTAGAAATTTTGGGTAGGCCTGCAGGGATGTCTGATGATGCTATTGCAAGGTATTGGACCTGGTCCTACGCTGATATTGGTATTATGAGAGCAGGTCAAATAACTGTGGGTTATGCTAGACAGCCTTCGAGATTGTTATATTGGGTTGTTGATCGTGACGTAGGTATTATAACTTATTCTACAGTATTACCAGGATCTGCCGGACAATATCCTTATTTGGCGTCATTGAATAAGCCGCAGTTTATGGTCAACAACAGCGTAGCACCAACTTGGTGGAAACATCCTTATTTAAATGAACATTCACCGGTGTTCAGTCAGGCGTTTCCATATCCGGGAGTTCCTAAGTATATAGTGTCGGGTGAATACGAATATAAGTTCACCGTAAGTAATTCCAGTAATGCAAGCAAGGTTTTGGTGCTCAAGGTAATACGCAACGATAATAACGAACTCAATAGGCAAAGTAATGCACTAAATCCATATACTGTTGGAACAGTTAATAATGTTTGTCCACCACCTGAGCCCCCACAGCAGAACTCCGAGCCCCTTGGCGGCGATTACTCTGATATTAGACTGAAATCAAACATTCAACGCATTGATATACATCCATTGGGTTTTGGCATTTATGAATACGATATTTTTGACCGTAGAGAGCAAGGTGTACTGGCTCAAGAAGTACAAAGAGTTTTACCGGGAGCGGTTACCTGTGGCCCAGATGGCTATCTAAGAGTTTTCTATGATCAAATTGGGTTATGTAGAAAAATAATTTCAAAACAATAAAACAGCATTTTTATAACTCATAAGTAATAATATGGCCAAGCAATTCATAGTTAGACTTAAATCAGGCGGTAAAATCCTAGCAAATTCACAGATCATCACAGTGAAAGGTCTAGGCGAAGGCGCTATTTCAGCCAAAGATTTTACTGACGGATCCCTACGCGGCACATTAACAACCAAAAACGGAGTTGGCACCATATCAAAAGTGATTGCTGGTTCGGGTTGGGATCTTGATGTTAATAATACTAGAGTTCAAGGTGGTAGTACCATAAAATTAAATTGGACCGCACAGAATAATTCAGCATCATTAATAAGTTGGTTCGCGGTATTTCCGGGAACCACAGATATATTTTCCGGACTGTCCTTGGACAATGTAGGCAGTGTAAACAACCTAGTCATAAACGGTAACAGTGGTAGTTTTGAAATTGACACCGATACAGTAGGCAGAGAAGAAAAGATAGAAATTTTACTATACAATGGTAGCTTGTCCGACGGACTACCGCTGGCTAGATCTGATACAATCACAATTTTACCAATTGATTTCACTGCTAAACTAACCAATACAGTGATCTCAGAAGGGCAACCTGTTTTGGTAGAGGTTCGTGGAGCTCCATTTGAAAACGTAACCTTTAGAGGGGAGACTAATGGGTCATTTGTTTTAGACAAGTCGGGTTTTTATACAGGATCCATTACACCTTTAGTTAGTCTTAGTTCTGGTCGTTATAAGTGGGTTTTAGACGGTGATAAAACCAACAATGTGGTTACATTAGATCTTACGGTCAGAGGCACATCATTTATTGTTGCTCAGTTAGCTCAGAGCATTGTGGCTAATGGTAGTCCTATTGCAGTGTCAGTAACTGGCGTAGCTGGTGATACTGTTACAGTAACACGAAATGATAATGCACAGCCTAGTAGGATTAAAATACCAGAATCAGCAGGATCAAGCACAGCAACAGCCGTAGTCGATGACATTAGACGCGGTGTTAATACGCCAGCTGGCACCTACACCTATACCTTTGATGGCGAAGCCACACAAGGACTGGCTAATGTCACAGTGGAAGTAAGAAATTACACATTGGCAGTTACACCACCTACCAGCTCAGTCACTGCCGGTAGGCCTATATCAGTTTTAGTCAGTGGTGCTCCAAATGAAATTATTACAATTACCAGATATCCTGGTATGTTGTCAACTACACAACTTGATGCATCGGGATCGAGATCTTTAGATTTAACCGGGGGTATTACTCTTGACCCTGGTGAATATACCTGGACATTTGATGGTAGTGCTACCGCTAATACTCCTACACATGTTTCTGTTGTAGGTCAATCCACGCAACTGCGTGCTAATTACAATGGGCCAACAGGTGTACGTCGTGGGCAGCCAATTGTGGTATCGGTGTCGGGCGCTGATGGAGAACTTGTAACTTTTACAGGTAATACCAGTGGTTCGTTGACTTTGAATGGTTTTGGTCTTGGTGCCATAGACGTTACTCAAAGCACATCAATGGCTATAGCCAGTCATACTTGGACCTTTATCGGTAATAAATCCAGTGGAACACCTATTATAACTGCCAACGTTATAGCTCAAAGCAATTTATATGTAACTGGTAACACTACATTTGTTGAACAAGATCCTATTAACCTATCAGTGTTTGGTGCGAATTTTGAAATTATCACTGCTAGAGTAGCCAACAAGCTACCAATAACATTTGCCTTGGATGTTACTGGAACTAAAACCGCAGACATCAGTCCAATGAATTTTCCTGCTAGCAATTATAACTACACAGTGAATTTCAGTGGCTCCAATGATCCTAGTTATACATTCCCGTTTAGTTTTAATGTTACACCTAAGTATCTATTGGCTGTCACCGGACCGCAGCCCAGCGTTCAAAGCGGCGATCCGATCGTGGTGACCATAACAGGTGCACCTGCTGAAGTGGTTAATAGTCTATTTGGTAGTGTTCCTGGACCGTCATTGACATTAACCACGGTAGGGTCAGGTACAACTGCCACCGGGTCGGGTACAGTTGATTTAGCAGCTGGTATTACACTAGCACCTTCTACCACACCATATGTGTGGACCTTTACTGGTAATAAGAGCAAAAATACTGTGTGGCCAACATACAGTGTCAGAGTCAACAGTCCTTACACCTTATCCGTGGTAGCAGACAATTACAATCCTCCAGCAGGCACCGCAGTTAATGTCACTGTGTCTGGTAGCCCAGGCGAAATAATTAACTATACAGGTTCAGTAAGCAATGGTTCTATTACACTAAGTAATCCGTCCACTGGTCCTGGTGTATATACCTTTAACATACTAGCAGGTGTGGCCACCCTAAGTCCAGGGCCATATTCATGGACATTTACCGGTACTGCTCCGAGAACCAACAATACAACCACATTGGCTATCACAGTAGGTGTAGCTATTCCTACCATTACCAGTTTCAGCAGAAACAGCAGCGATGGCAGATATTATTGGGTGGCAGCAGGAACCAGTATCGCGAGACACTTGGTACGTGCTACCTTAAACAGTGTAACCTTTAATACCAGCACTGCAATAACCATATATGATTTATACAGCACTAATACGTCATTGGGGCCTGTCAGCTTAGAAGCTGGAATTTCATCAGGTACAACAGTTACATTTAGACTAAATGTTTACAATGTACAAGGTGGGGTATCTTTGCCTAGCGATTTAACTATAACTGTTCCATAAAATAGAGTATGACCGATCTTAGTAAAGTTGAAGTATTAGTGGTTGCCGGTGGTGGTGCTGGCGGCCAAGACATTGCCGGTGGTGGTGGCGGTGGTGGTGTAATCCATGATGCAGGTTACCTGGTCACAGCCGGGCAGAATATTGAAGTTATTGTGGGTGCTGGTGGTAAAGCACCTACTAATTCTTCTGTACAGGGTGATGGGGCGGCAAGTGAATCTGTTGAACCTCCTACTTATTTTGACATACCCGGGGAATATGAAGTTACCATTAAGCCTGGACTTTACACGGTAAAATTATGGGGGGCTGGTGGCGGCGGCAGTCGTGGTGAAGGCGGTGTTAACACACGAGGCGGTGGCGGAGCCAGTATTGTAAAAACTAATATCAGCGTAAGTAAAACCGAAACATGGAAAATTTGGGTCGGTGCAGGTGGACTGGCAAGAACTCAGCAAGATACTGAGTTAGGTGGATACGGCTATGGTACAGGTGGTAATGGTGCACTAGAATATAGTGCAATGAATCCTGATTATAAAATTGCAGTGATACCACCTCCAGGCAGCACAGATAATAGACCAAGGGTAAATTTGTCCACTAAAGACCCGGTGTTAGTTTTATTACGCAATGCTAACTATTATGGTTCAAACAGTGGTACTTCTATATTCATTGAGGAAGATTACAAATATTCTGGTGGAAAAATAATTGCCAGTCAAGAATCAGTGAATGCGCTTGCTGATCAAAATATTAACACTATATATTTTAATAAAGAAACCACACAGTACCGATTAAAAAGTATGGGCAATGCGGTATTGGTACTAAATGGCAATAATGACGTTGTTATTAGGGCAGCAGTACACCCAGTTGCTTTAAATTTGGTTTTTTCCAATGGTTATGTACAAATTAGTATACCGCCAAATGCAGGAACTGTAGGATTGAAGGTTGCAGTTGGTGATAATAAACCTTATTATTTAAGTGACAAAGATGGCGGTACCAGTGAAATAAAATTCTTTAGCTCTGACATCGTTTCGCCTGATTATAAACTCAAAGCCTATGCAGGTGGCGGTGGTGGTGGATCTTCGGCTATCAAAGGTCTGTCTTTAGATAAAACTGGGCTATTGGTAGCCGGTGGCGGTGGCGGGGCAGGTGGTAATCGTAGTTCAATTAATCCAGCCGGTGGCGGCGGCAATGGACAAGGTAGTTACGGTCGTGCAGGACCGCAGGGTACTGACGGCATTGGTACTTCAGGTGGAACTTCTAGTATCACAGTAGGACTTGTTCATAACTCGTTGCACTATCCATGGCTCCATTATTATGGTGTATGGGAATTATCAAATGGATCTGCTATTGGTGATTATTTTAATAGAACTTACTATGTAAATTTTACTAAAACAGATAGCTACAAAGTTAAACTAGGAGCTCAACATCTAGCTTCGTTATACATTGATGGAATACGTGTACTAGAGTCAAAACAATACAGTGCTTCAGTAGAAACAAAAATTCAAATAACACAGGGTATAAGGAAAATACGTTTAGTCAGCGAAGTAACTGCGTTTCGTTGTTATACCATGGACGATTTTGTAAACGCTAATCGTGGTAGCAATGATTTCAATGATTTTAAATCTAGAGCTGATAAAATTGCACAGTTATATTTAACAGTTGATACACAGTTTACGTTGCCAGACGGTACCAAAAGGTATGGACTAGGTAGATTACCGGATCTTGGTGGTTTAGCATATTGGACTAAAGGATCGTATCAGAATAATTGGAATGTGACTTCAGCTGATTTCTATAAAATCTTTTTCAGTGCAGTTGATGCTGATCCAGGTGAATCAGCAAGATCGCGTACATCAGTAAAAACATTTAATAGTTTTAGTTCCACTGGTTGTTCGGTGTTTTTAGATGCACCAAAATTACCCACAAATGAAATAGGCCCGGCAGTTGGGTGTACCATAACCACGCAGGATGAATCTTATTATGCATTTGCTACAAATGCTCTACCTGCTGAAACAGCAGGCTTTGGCGGTGGTGCCGGTGGTGGATCGTCATCGTCGGCCGGTGGTGGCGGTGGTGGCGGGGGTGGTATATGCCAGACTGGTGATGGTAAACTGTTTATAGGTGACAGCGGAAAAAGCACCGGTGATCAGTCGCTGGCTGGTAATTCAGCTGACGAACACTATAAAGGCATTACTGGACGCGGGGGTGATAGCTCAGGTGCATCAGGAAACGGTCTAGTAGTTATTATTAATGCATCTAAGTCTGGATTACAGGTCTCCAATGGACAAAATTCAAAATTTGACAAACTTATTGCCATTGGTGGTGGTGGCGGGGCCGGCAGTGCTGGATTGGCCAATGGAGGTAATGGCGGATCTGGTGGTGGAACTAATTCGGGACGTTTAGCAGGTACAGGTGTTGCTCTCCAAGGTTTCGCTGGTGCAGTAGGTACCAGCAAATGTTATGACATTGATAACTTTGTTAACGAATTTAAAGATCGATATGATGTGCTAGCTTTCAAGAAAAGAGCTCTAAATATTCAAGATGTTTATGTATCAAACAATGCGTTTACTCTCAGTAATGGTGATACTAGATATGGATTGTTTAGAAAAGCTGACGCAGGTGGTCTAGCATATTGGACAAAAATTTGTTTAGATAAAAATTGGTTAATCACAGATAAACCTTTTCTTGATACATTTTTTGGGTCAGTGGCCGCGAGTCCTGATACAGTAGAAGCTGCTAGAGCACTTACCAATTCTAAAACATTTAATGCAGGATCAAATTCGTGCACATTCATTGATCGCGGTATTATTGAACTAGGTGGGGGTGGTGGTGGAGCAGCACAAATAGGTAATACAAATGGTGCGGGTGGTAACGGAGTCCGTAAAGAAATCACTGGTTTCGCCAAGTACTATGGCGGTGGCGGTGGCGGCACTGACAGCACTAACTACCCATATCCTGGTGGCCTTGGCGGAGGAGGAACCAATGGCGGATTCGCTGCTGCAAGTAACCACGGAGCTGCTAATACCGGTGGTGGCGGTAGTGCTTTTAGTGGCCCATGGGGCGGAGCAGGTAACGGTGGCAGCGGTATTGTTATTGTAAAATATCCATCCCCAGTGAGGGCCACTGGTGGTGTTATCACTGATATTGACGGTGTAGTGCTGCATCAGTTTGTGGCCATTGGTACTCATAGTTTTGTAGTAAAACAAGAAGAAAAAGGTATCAAACCACCTGATCCGTTGCCTCAAGAGGATATAATATGTTCTGGGGATTTAGCACTTAGTGAATATTACGCTGGTCAAGGTATAGTGCGTTTAGGTACTGTGGGCTTCCCAGATAATATACGAACACCGATTCCTAGTAGGGCTGTGATTTCTATTAAGAACTTTTATGGTGCTAAAACCGGCGAGTATTCTATTTTTGGACAGAACCCCGATACTGGCGCTAATTTGTTATTGTGGGAAGAAAACACGCAAGGTTTGTTTAGAATAACATCTGTGCGCGAAACTGAAAAATTATACTACAGTATCGATACAGTGGAAGTTCCAACAATATTCGATCCTAAGATTTATCCAGCTAACACCACACCCGGACAGTATACCAATTACGTTAAAACTGACTTCAGCATTGCCATTGTTGGTGGGCCTTACAGTGAACGAGTACGAGTAGAAAAGTCAGGACCACCCAATACACTGGCAGGGAATCTAATAGACGAATACAAATTGGATCCCGGCGGTAGTTACCTGGGCCCGGTCGAACAATTTTATACTCCAGGTGTATATACCTATACATTTTATTTCCCCACAGGATATAGTTATGCCAATGGTAATGTTCTGACCTGGACTGGTAATTTTACAGCAGCACCACCAACTGGCACAGTTACTACACAACCTCCTATTTTAGTGCCGGTACCAACCACTACCACAACCAGTACTACAACTCTACCACCTTACCCAACCACAGTTAACACATTTCCATTTGTTGGTAACACCATTACGCAGTGTGGTACTGCCACTGTAGGAATACGCAATGGTCCCCCAGGAGCAGGTATGTCTCTGGTTATAACTGGTCCTGCTGGAAGTTTGACCAATGGAACTGGACGACAAGAAATTCCTAATCTTAACTTAGGTTCTGGTGGAGCATATACCTTTGAACCTAGACAATTTGTGGTGCCTGGCAGATACGATTATACGTTTAATTTTAGCCCGCCAGCAGGTATGTCGTTTGCTGGTGGTTCAGCTACAAGGAACTTTACTCTTAGAGTAAATCCAGGATCAGAATTGACGGTGGCCAGTGCCACTGGTGCTTCGACATTTAGAGCCGGTGCACTAGTTAGAGTTATTATAACTGGCCGTGAAAACGACATAGTACATTACACTGGTGTGACCAGCTCTGTTGAAGGGGTAAACTTAGGTCCCGATGGTAAAGAAGAAATTACTCTATTACCTGAAGGGCACACTATAGCACCTGATAATTATACCTGGACGTTTACTACAGATAATACTAAAACCTGTAATACTGCAACATTTAAACTGACTATTACTCAAACTACACAACCACCTACACCTGTGGATCCGGATCCACCAATTGATGATACAGCTTGTTCAACGGCAGCATTTAATCAAACTGGCAGTTTTTTGTTTATAGGCACTGGTCCCAAGGGTATGATGATCTATGATCAAGGTGGTGAAAAGTATGGTGCGTTTACCGCTGATATTGGTACAGTGCGTGGAAGTATAGCACCCAAATTGGCCGCGTCGGCAGTGTATGGTAATAATACTTTTGGATACGCAGAACATAGTCATTGGGGTCAAGCTGCTATCCATGCCGGCATTGTTTCAAATAACGAAACAGCATTAATTAAGATCACATCCATTGGTAGGAAAAAATCTTTTCCCAGTAGTACTAGCAATGGTGTCAATTCAAGGAGTACCGATTCTTCAACCTCTTATTGCGCCTATACCTTAAAGAAGGAAGAAGGCACTGCTAGAACTAATGTATGTCCTAGTTCTTATGCTCAAGTTACTTTAGAAGGTTTCAGTACCCCAGCTGATGCATCCAACATTGCTACAATCACTGGTAGTTCCAGCTCGGCTGGTGAGGTATTTGGAAATAACACTTTTGGTTATAGTTTTAAATCAGATTTTAGAAAAGCGGTGGTACACGCAGGTTTACTGGCTGACGGCGAAACTGGTTCTATAGAAATTATACCATTGGGAAACAAATATGGATTTCCTGGTACCAACAGCAATGGCATACAAAGTTTGGGCTATGACGGCGATTCTTGTGCTGTAAGGTTATTCAATCCTAGTGGCCCTTCACCTACTACACAATGTACTCCCATTGATTTCATTTATTGTTGTCCATTGGTCTATAATACTACTACCACTCTTTCTGGAGTTACTGTTCCTGGACTCCAACAGTCAATAGTAAATGGTAATAGTAGTGTCACTGGTGCAAAAGTTAATGGATCGGGTGTGGTTTGGGGAGATAACGAGGAAGGCTATGCCTGGGGATCAGATATCAGCATGGCAGTGGTACATGCTGGAATCTTTTCTGATGGACAGACCGGGAATATACGCATTATTAATAATGGATCTAAAACTACATTTGGTAGCAAAACCGCCAATGGGGTAACTTCGGCATCAATGACACGCAGAAGCTGCTCATTTAAATTAGAAAAAAGAGAAGTGCAGCAATCTGTTCCTCCTGTTGATCCCACTGATCCAACTCAATGTCAGCCGGTTAACTTTGAAACATGCTGTCCTAATGTTTATGATGGATCAAAAGCATGGATTCAATCTGCTAAATTTTATGGCACAGGTATAGTGTTTGGCAGTAACGGTAAAGTTACTGTTCAAGGAATCGCAAAATATCCATTGGGTGCTGGTGGTGGTCACATGTATGGCAGCAATTCGTATGGCTATCTATGGGGCCCTGTTAATCTAGATAACGGAACTACTCAAGGCCCCAATCTCAGTAGTATAGTATGTCATTCCGGTTTTGCGAAATCTAATCAAACAGTTACAGTACGCATTGTCAATACTGGTATTAAAACCACTTTTCCAGGTGTCCAAGGAAGACAACCCTACGGTGACGACGAAGCCACAAAGGGTACAGGGAAAGGTGATTGGACATCTGGTACTCTTATAGCAAGCACTGCCAAAAATAAAAGTGCTTGCTCATTTAAGATTCAGGCCATATCACCTAAAGATTCAGATTACATAGCCGGCGAAGCTACTACCTATCCTCCAGGAACTCCTGGTATGGGAGGTAGTGTTCCTGCTACTCCAGGGGGCACTCCAGGGGGCACTCCAGGGGGCACTCCAGGCGGTGCCACAACTAAACCACCACCTAAGATACTAACCTTTTCCGTCGACAGCACAGGAAGTTTTAGATGGACAACGTCGGGAGAAATAACTCTTTTAAGAATTGATATGATTTCCGGAACACCCAGTGATGATTTTCCTGGACCAGCTTCGTTTCCATATGAACAGCACAAGTATACCACCCAGGAAAGTATCATGGGCGGTTACTCACGTGGGGCTGCTTTAAGCACCTATGGAAATAGAACGTTTACTCCTGGCGGACGATATACATTTAAACTATATGTAGAAGGACCCGGGGGCAGTGAGAGTACCAGTAATATTGGTACAATTACAAATAGAACAGATGGCACTAGAGTCCCAAGTGATGTTACCTGGGTAAAACCAGGAGCTCCAGTGTATACGACTCCAGGTGGCGGATCAGTGAATACGCCCAATCCAATTAATATATTATTTCCAACTAACGTAAACCTCGGGCATGGGTTACAATTTGGTGATGAGTAAAAATAGCATTTAACTTTAATAATAAATAAGTTTATGGCCAAAAAAATTATAGTTAGATTATGGAAAGATGGTGTAGGTAGGACTCTTGTAGCCAACAGTCAAATAATCACCATAGACGGATTAGGTTCTGGACCCATCGCTGCCAGTGATTTCGCTGATAACGCACTTACTGGGCAAGTTAATACCAGTGCCCAAAAAGGTGGTTTTTACAAAGAACTAAGATCACCAACGTGGATTTTAACTCCAGTCAAGTATCAGGTTGAAGCCGGTTCTGACATTGTGCTCAATTGGGCAGTTAATGTCGCTAATACTACGTCAGTACTTAAATGGTATGCAGTTAATGTTAATCAAAAAATCTTATACACAGGCAACGGATTAACAGCCAAATATAGTCCTGGTTCAATACCCTCCACTGGTTTAACAGGTACTTTCAGAGTAAGTACCAGTCCAGTTGATGTGGACAGAGAAGTTGAAATCACACTATGGAACGGTGAATTTAATATCGCCAATGAGCTGGCCAGATCTGGGAAAATTAGAATTATTGCCAAGAGATTGACAGTGGACATGCCAAGCACAGTGGCATTTAGAACTCCGATTCCTTTAACCATAAAAGGTTACCCTGGAGAGTTTGTTACCTATACTGGGGCGGCCGGAAGCGAAGCAGCAGGTATAACTGGCAATGTTATATTAGATTCAACTGGTACCATGAGTATCAGTGATATCAGAGGAGGTAGAGAATCTACGCCGGGTAATTATGGTTATACATTTGATGGAAACTTAACAGCAGATCCTGTTAATAAAACAGTAACTATAACCTCAGAAGGATATTACCTGTTAAGTTTCGCCACAGATCCTCCAGGTATGGTAGCAGCCGGAAACCCATTGGTTGTTACACTACGTGGTGCACCTAACGAAAATGTATTTTATAATCACCCAGGAATAGCAACAAGTTCATTTAATAATGCATCGTTGCCGACTAATTTAGGCAGTGACCAAGTTGAACCAATACAACTTTTAAGTGCTACCCAAAGTTCTACATTGGTAGTAGGTTCTTTGGCTACTTTTGTTTTTAATGGGTCAATATCAACTAATCGTTTAACATACAATGTTAAAGTTGAAGCTCTTAAACAATTTGATGTGTCTGGCGCCAGCACTGTTACACAGAACACACCGTACTCAGTTACTGTTACCAGTAAAGCCAATGACGTTGTTAATTGGTATCTCAGTAAACCTACCATTGACAGTGCCTATTTAGATTATTATCCTAATGCTCGTGCAGCATGGACAGCGGCATTAGCCAGCGGCACAAACGCTGGCACTATTAATACCTGGATTGATAATTATCATACAGAATTTGGCAGCAAGCTAGGATATCTTAGTAGATCTGCAATTGACATAGAATTTAACCGTACATTAAGCGGTACTATACCCAGCGTCACCGACATTGGCAACGGTGATGGTCGTATAGTGGAACAAATTACTACCGGACTATTAGGTAGAACTAGTCCTTACAAATTTGTTTTTACCAGCGTGGATTTAAAAACTACAAAAGAACTTCAAGTCACAGTGACTAAACAGTTTGTGATGAAAGTTGAAGGACCAGACGTAGTAGAGAGTGGTAAACCAATTGAAATGACTATTTACTCATTGGCCACTGACGATACTATCAAAGTCTTTGGTACTAATCTTCCAGGCAGCGGAAAATTATTGCCTATTGTGCCTGGTTCCGGAGTGTTAACTGTAGATCTGAATCCGTTGTTAAGTGCTGCATTACCAGCTGGTGATTACACATTTAATTTTGACAGTGCTAGATCTGACGTAGTTAATGCCGGCGGAACCTTATATACCAGCCATTCTCTAAAAGTAATTGCAGCTCAAGGTCTGCGTGTAATTGGTGAAGAGTATACATTACCAAACCAAACGTATTCCATTGTGGTTAGATCATCGGTGGGCGATGTTATTAATATTACTAGAGACCCAATTACATTTACCAGCACCAGTGATCATGCTTATTTTAGTTTATATCCTGATGTTAGAGAAGCGTTTAGGTCACAATTTATCATTACCACACCGGTCAATTATGCCAACAAACATTACACAGAAATAGGCAGCAAAGAAGGGCGTGTTAGCCCCACTGACGCAGAAAAATATTTGACCACAGACCTCCCGCCTACTCAAACGATACAAACGGCTGCGCTGGTTAAACCTAACTCATCAGTTGATTACGGTGAAGTTACAGTACCAATTGGAACTTATAGATATTCTATGGTTAATCCTATTGTGTTACAAGTACGTGGTAGACAACAGCAGGTAGTACACGATTTTAAAGTAAGTTTTGGAGATGGCATTCAAGTTTTTGGTCCACAGACCAGTCAGGTCGAAAGCGTGCCTATAACTATTAAAGGCAAGCAAGATGAATTAGTCACTGTATATAAAATTACTAAAGGTCAAGATGGGATACCTACACCTGTAACTAATGTTGACGGTACTAATCAGGCACGTAGATTCCGTATTACACGGAGTGACGGATATCTGAGCACGGATTTAATAGGTGATGGTATCTTGTCGTTGACTCCGGGCGCCGACAATAGATATTACTTTTTTGGTGATAAAAGCAGCGGCTCGGCCGAACTATCTGTTGTCGGCGCCGATTTAGTTGTACAAACTGGTACCGCTTTGTTATACCAAGGTGCTTTTGGATCTGAAGCTAGGCTCGAAGATATGCTAGGCGGCGCAGAACTTCCGACTGGATCGGTTTGGGTAATGTTCAAAATGTTAGGCGGTGGCGGTGGCGGTGGCGGTTCCGATTTCGAATCGTTAGCGACTCTTACCCCGGTGATATCAGCACAAAATTCTGCTTATAATAGTGTGCAGATACTACCTTCTTGGGGGCAAGGATGGTTAAACATTTATGGTATTTGGAACACAGATATCAATAGTGCAAGTTTTGAAAGGACTTATAATTTTACTTTAGCAACGACGGGAAGTTATAAAATTAGATTTATGTGTGACAACGGAGGCTCTGTTTACATAGATGGTAACGAAGTGGTGACGGCGATAACGAATTATAGTGCACCTATGACTGCGTATGAAAAAGATATTAATTTAACGGCCGGAGTACACCAAATTAAATTGGTTGGTATTAACACCGGTGGACCTGGATCATTGGGTTGTACTATACAGGACACAGCAAATAGTATTTGGTTTGGAACTCACGCACTGCCAGCTCAAACACCGCGTGGAAGAACCGGAGGTCGCGGTGGCTCAGCAGCGGCCTTACGTGGCATAGTGAAAATAACATCCACAGCCACTAAGAAATTAATTGGAGCCGTTGGTAGAGGTGGTGGTGGCGGAAATGGTAGCTCCAGTGGTGCAGCTGGGGGCAGAGGTGGCTCAGGATTTACTTTACCTTACTCGGCTACGTCACATGGCACCGGCGGCGATGGTGGTGCAGCAGGAGGTGTTGGATCCTCAGGTGGTGGTGGTGGCGGTGGTGGATCCTCATTACTTGCGGTACGTTTAATTTCTGGTCAAGAGATATCGATAGCTGCTGCCGGCGGTGGTGGTGGTGGTGGCGGAGCAAGCTGGATTCCAAACAATTTAACAGAGCCTGCTAACCATGGTGGTGGTGGTATCACTGGTAGTAGTTTAATTCCAGTTTATAAAGAAGTTACTCAGCAATCAGACGGATCATATACCGCGGCGGCGGCTACCGGGAGCGGAACACTTCCGGTCACTTTAAGATCCAGTGGTGAAGCTGGTCAAACTGCATCAGTAGATGGAGGTGGCGGTGGTGGTAGCGGACAAGGTTACATTAGTACCGCCGATGCTGCGGCCACTGCTGGTGTAAAAACTGGAGTATCCGGCGGAGCTGGGGGAAGTGATTCAGTCAGTGACGGTCGTGCAGGAACATCAGGAACAGCTCTTATTAATGCTGGTTTAGTCTGGCAAGCAAAAGAATATCTGGCAGGCAAAGTAGGCACTATCTCACCAAATGATTATATAGGACACAGAGATTTTTATGGTCACGGAGGCACCGATCAAGGGGGCAATGGTAGAAACGGAGCTATCTCTGTTTACTGGACCAATTCTATTGCAGCACCAACAGATTGGGGATTATTGCCTGAATTCCCACCAGTGACATTAGAAGGAATTAATGCAGTGCCAATAGGTGATCCTGCAATTAATGTTACTGTAGATTTACCGGGTGGGATCAGTCTAAATGGATATTGGTCCAGCGGTGGCGATTATAAAAATGTTTATATAAAAATATTCGGTGATGGAAGAATGGAATGGGGCAAGGACGGTCAAGTCACACAAGCAGATTTTCTATGGTGTAAAATAGATGGTAAAGCTGCTGGTAATAACATAGCCAGTATGTACAGAATGCGTTTTACACCTTTAACAGGAACGTTCACTTATCCTGCTATACCAGGTACTCCTGGGAGGTCATCTAGCTGGTCTTCCAGTAGTCCTTCAACAAATTTCGCCACCGGAGGAATTACGATTGGATCCGACAATGCAACTCTAACTGCGGTTAGACAATTCGTTCCTGGTGGCGGTGTGTCCTTTTCAGGATCGACGCCAGGAAGGTCAGGGATACCGTCGAGTAGCACCACCGGTCATCCCTGGCGTGGTAGTAATAATGTATCTAGTACAACTTTAGGTAGGTCAGTGGTAGCCACATTTTATAATAATACCACAGTAAATTACTACTGCCCAGGTGCACCTCAAACCAACTCTTATCCTAATTACTCTGGAACCGCACGTTTAGAAATTATCGATAAAGATGATAAAGTTCTAAAAACTTGTAGTATTGCAGTGAATGGCAAAATTCATCCCAATTAATAATGGCTAAAAAGTTTGTTGTAAAACTTAGGAAAGGTGGACTGTCTGGTGAAGTTGTAGCTACGTCACAGGTAATCACTATTAAAGGCTTAGGTGACACTCCGCCAATCACCAGTGATTTCAAAGACGGAATCTTAGGTGGGACCATAAGAACCACAGACAAACAAGCATGTTTTGTTAAAACCATATCAGGCCCTGAGTGGACCGTTATGCCAGTCGCTGAGGACTGTACCAGTGGACAGTGTATTATCAAGGGTACTAGCACCATACACTATAATTGGACCACAAGTTTAATTGGCGTCACTGGTAAAGTACGTTGGCGTGCAGTTTTTCCTAACACCACAACATTATTCACCGGCGGGGGTCTGGATGTAACCAATGGCACCGTTGATACCATTGGTTACAGTGGCACCTTTCATGTTATTACCACACCAATTAAAACAGCACAGCAATTTCAAATCACATTGTATACCGATGACGACAATGGGGTACTACTGGCCAGATCTAAAACCTGTACCATACTACCAGCAGAATTGGCAATCACTGGACCTAGTACCGCAGTTAGTAATCAACCTATACCAGCTGTATTTAAAGGCTATGCCAACGACACGGTGACTTACAGTGGCCCAACCAATGGCACAATACAGTTAGATAGCCGTGGACAAAAAGTAGTAGATCTTACCAATGGGGGACGGCTCGAGCCCGGAGTCTATACTTGGACTGCCACTGGTCTGGTTACAAGTGGAAATCCTCAGTATAGTCTAAGTATGATTGACATGTTTGGTAGGATAGAATATCCCAAGGATGGCAAAGACGGAGTTGATGGCACCAGTGGTAAAGATGGTAAAGATGGCACAGACGGTACACCTGGCACTGGTGGTACAGATGGTACACCTGGCACTGGTGGTACAGATGGTACACCTGGTTCAGACAGCCCTCTCATTGTGGTAAATGCAACTCCCGGGGCTGCTGCTCCTAACATAACTGTAACAACCACTGCTGCGCCTTCGACCAGTGAAACAACCACTTTACCGCCGGTCAAAGTAAAGAGTACCAAAATTAGGTTTCCTACCGATACAGGCTATTCTCAAAACTTCAATGAGTTTTACACTGGTTCAGATGGAACACGTAAGCCTGGCAAAGTTGAAATCGAATTTACTTTTGAGAATAGAGAGTCTAGAACTGTATATGCTGAGTTAGCACACGGATCTACCAGTGCCAGTGATTTTGAATCAACAGCCAATCAGGCTTTAACCACCGACATAGCCACTGTTACCTATACAGCCAAGGACGATTTAACCACTGAAGGCACTGAAACTTTTACAGTTAAATTGTATACAGATATAACCAGTAATCCTTTTTATACGTCTGACACTATATCTTTGCTGGATAACTCTATACCGGAGGTAAAGGCCGCTTCCCCTGCCGCCCTTGAATATAAGTTTAAGATCACTCCCGAAGACATCGATGGTATGCTAGAAAAAACATATGATCATACGGAAACTATTGATACAAAATTTAAGGACGGCCCTCCAGGGGCTACCTATACAATTACAAAAACTTATAGTCCACCACTGGGCTACGCCACTGGTTCGAGTATACAAAAAGGAAATTTATCTGGCACCACTAGAGGTGCAGCAGCTATTACAGTAACTGAACTTTACTACAAATATTTTAAATCTGAGCCACCTAAGGCAAAGATGACTGAATATTTAAATAAGTTTAAAACAGACGGTAATACTAATTCATTTGAAGCATTAATTAAAACTGCTGCTGATGCGGCTAAACCTCCTCCTACACAGACTGGCGTGTTAGATTCAAATGGTTATGCCGCGGTCACACTGGCTGAACTAAATCAATTATCGGCACCGGGAATATACACTTACGATGTAACATTGAGCAAATTCACCGGAACGGTTACCGATGGGCCTGAGCGTAGATATATTGTTAATGTTAAACCCAAAGTCTACGACATGATCATTGAACCAAAAGAATCCATAATGGATCGACATGAGCATTCGTTAGCGGAACCGATAACTATTAAAATAAGCGGAGGTCCGCCATTGGCTAACATAAGTGGGACCAGTTCTGCCAGTGTAGCCAATTGGGGAGGTCCGCTTGATTTGGCTTTAGATGCCAATGGTAGCTACACTAGCACTGGTACTTTTGGAGTCAAAGGTGTTTATACCTATTCACTAACGCTTAATTCAAACAGTTACATAGGTATTTTAAAAACCAGAGACCAGTCTACTACCAATTTGGATCAAAGAGAATATATAGTAACAGTGGTAGATACTGCATCAAAAGCAAATACAACCAAATACGATCCAATTTTTGAAGTCATACATGATCAAGGCGGCTCTGCTACAGTCGGAGATAATCAAATTAACACTCTTGAGAAGTTTGGTGTAAGAGTTCGAAATGGCCCACCTGATGTCAAATTTGATTATACCATATCTAGTGACAATGGTACATTTAGTCCTGACAAAAATAAAGGTGAATTGAGCCTTGATCAAAATGGACAGTTTGCTACACCAATGGATGCACATGTTGATCAGCCTGGAACTTACACCTATAATATAGTATTCAAAGGCTACGGTTCGGCAATAGAATTCGTAAACGGTCCTACAAGAAAACTAGAAATCAAAGCAGTTAATGCCTCAGAATTCAAGGTCTCCCCAACTACTCTTAGTGCCAAGGTAGGAGCTCTCTCAGATTTCACATTCAGTGGACCTGCTGAAGCCGCGTTTTCTGTTGAAGAAGTAACTCCGGCACCTGGACACAAGAATCCTTACATGGTGTATTACCATGAAGCCTATGACGAATTTATTAAGGAAAATCCAAATAAGGACATAGAATCGGTTGAAGCACAAGCCTACAGTGAAAAACACTATACTAAAGATCCCACTGACAAACTAAGCCCTAGTCGTGTTAAACGTTTGGTCGACAATGCTTATCTTGCATACAATCCAGAATGTGACGAAGCATGGGCTAAAACAGATCGTAAACAAAGCACAGATGACTATGCGAAAACGTTTCATGCTACTCAAGAGACTAGTTTAAAAAATAAAAACGGTTATTATTACAGTCCCGACGAGGCAAAAAATAGGCAAACTGGGTCTAGAAAGCAGAGCAATACAATAACTAAGACCATGCCTAATAATAGGTTAAACAAAGATGGTGTTTTGAAATCTACATGGGACAACAGTAAAGAGAGTGCTAGACTATTACCGTATGCTTATGTAGCTACCAGTAACGGAAAAAAAGTTAAATTTAGATATAGTTTATTAAGAAATGACATGTCTCTCAAAGACCCGGACGCTGCTACGTCGTCTGCGGCTGCGACTAGCACCACAGCCCCTGATGGATCTGGGTTAACAGTAGACGGTAAATCAGATTTAGTAATTTATAAGAAAAAAACTGGAACAGCCTTTTCCATTAAATATGCTGGCAGCAGTGAAGAAACTGTAATTACTAGTTATTTTCATCCAAATATTATACCAGCCAATGCTGTAATGATTCCGTTGATCATGACTAATAGTAAAGATTTTCCAGAATCTAAATTACGTGGTAATAGCGGTGGTACTTTAAATAGAGAATCAGGAGTGGGTGGTGGAGTTGGTCCTACTGCGATTATCGACGAAACTAAATGGCCATTGGAATTTACCAATTGGGGTAACGAAACCAAAGCCTCAACTAGTCTAGCCGCTGCTAAGTTCCCTGCCACGGTTGGTATTGACGCCAGCGTATCACCATTGATTCCTAATTCTGATTATCAATTTGTAGGTATGCACTGGAATGCTACTAATAAATCTTTACAAATAATGATCGGTATTAAAAAAGGTGGCACAGGTTCTAAGCAAAAAACTTGGGTAGAGTTAGGTATAGTTGAAACTGGTAGATTTTGGCGTACTTATATTCCTGCAGTGGATTCAAAAAATCCAAAGATTTGGAAAACCAGTGATATCCCAACGTCGGTAGTTGACATAGGTTATGGAAAAAATGGTTATGACATTTTAAAAATAACAGATTTAATTGAAGCCAAAAAACCTATTACATTGAGTATAGACATTGTCGGATCATCAAATGAAACTGTACCAATGGCATTATCTAATATAAAAACCAGTAAGTTCATGCATCCATATCTGATTATGTATCCCGATGCCATGGCTGAATACAAAAGGGGTACTAAAACTCCTAGTCAAGCTGCTATAGATCACTACAACAGTACAGGTAAAAACAATCCTGACTATATTGATCCTTACAGAATGTTGGCATTGATCCATAATCCGTATTTTAATTTTTATCCTGATGCTGAAAAAGAATATAATGATGCTAACCCTGCAAATGCTACCGGGACAGAAAGTTATTCATATGCAAGTGGAAAAAGTTTTGCATTAAAACATTACAGCGAAAAGGGCAAGTTAAAAGTTAATCCTAGATATAAGTCGCCCGAGAATGCTAAAAATGACTGGATAAACATGCTCAATACCAGAGGTTTTGATGTGACTGGAAGCTCGGTGACTACATCCAAATTATCTAAAGACACCAAAAGTTTTGACTTTAAGTATTCTAAGCTATTTCAATTACCTGCTACATTACCTTACACATATCAAGCAGATGGCAATAAAAGTGATAATGTTGTAACATACCTGCTGTTCATTGAAACTCCGCCATTACCAGCTGCTCAAAAGACTACATTGTCTTCCACCACTGTTACTACTAATCCACCAGAAAGTTTACCTGCGGCCAAAGAGCAGCCTGCTCCATTGAAGTCATTGAAAATTACTCCAGCTTCAATTACCGCAAAAGAAGATGTACCAGTGATGATGACCTTTGAAGGCGAGCCAAATGATCAACTATATGTGGAATATTTTGATCCTAAGATCCCCGACGACGAAACCTATATTGAATACAACTTAGATCTTTATAATGAATGGCAAGCTAATAGTAAAGTTTACATAGCTGCCGGGTTTAATATCAAAACAGCATCTGAAGCAAGTTACAATAATCATGGCAAAGCAGAAGGAAGACGATCTCCTGCAGAAACACTGGCGTTAGATAAAATTTGGAGAGCCAATGGTGGCAAGAAAAATGCCTATATTAAATTACCCAGCACCGGCAAATTAGAAGTTGATATCAGTTCTGGTGGTCGTGAAGCACTGAGACATAGAAGACTTCCATACTCGTGGAAAGTTACTGGAGATAAAAGTGTTGGGTCTGTGGTAGCGTCTGTGACCATCCAACAGCCACCGCTTAAGAAAGTTACAGCTACTGCCAAGGCTGAATCAAAACTGTTGCGTGTACGTGAATTTTTTGTTGATGGAACCGGTGACAACGTAATATTTTATATAGGTGATTACAACGAAACACAATTGCCAAAAGACCTTGCTGTATGGGTTATAGAAAGTAATGTAGCAGAACTTCCAGTGGGATCCTACATTTTTGAGTAC